ACATTTACGTGAGTAAGTGTTGGATTTTACACATAAACATGCTCTCCTATTATTCTTAGGGGAACTCTTTCCTCTCGTAGGTCCTAAGTAAACACCTGAGGTTGCTTTGAATCGTGCTAAGTAAGCTGGTGTTGGCATATCATCTGATTTTATTATTTAACAATCAACCAACCAAATGTAGTTGATTATTTTGTTTTCGCTAACGCTTCTCTATGTAACATATTTTGTAAGTGGTTATAATCCGATTGGTATGCAAGAAATAACAGGCACTGCTCTAATGGTAATGTGGTTACATCGTTCATCGCTCTGATGTCACTCCCAGCGAGTTGTATGAGGCTGCTATAATTTCTCCACTTTTTTCCAAAATTGATTTGATATTGGGAGGGAGAATCTCCGTATCCATCATAGATTTCAGGATATAGTTCGGCAAGTCCCTTAATAAAAGAACAAAAAAAAACAACGCACCGAAGTGAACATCCATACCTACCTGAAGGAAAGGGGTTTCATCTATCGTACCATCGTAATCCTTTATGTTATACATGCTACCTATCTTCTTTGTTATAGGGCGATATAAGATACTCATTATCTTTCCCCAGTTCTCATCTATTTGAAACGTATCGTATTTCACAATATCCAAATAAGCACCATAAGCAATTTTGCTAAGGTTAGGTTCAAACCCATACTCCACCCCATCAATCTTTATAATCCTTTGTAGTGGTAATTCGGTGTTACCCATAAACCCAATCAAATCGTTTTTAATTCCGTTGAAGGTTTCTAAATCCAATTGAGGTAACCATGTTGGGTTGAAATCACATAGGTGGTGAAACAAACATGCTATGTATGCTTCCTCCATACCCTCATAGGTTTTGATATCTCTTTGTAATGCTAAGTACTTCTCTAACGTTATACCACTCCAATTGGTAGGTACGGTTATCTTTATCTCCTGTTTCATATTATCGTTGGTTTGGTTTCTCTCTATATTGTTCCGGATTCATTAAATCAATTGCACTGATTATCTCCGTTTTAATTGTTTCAGTTGTTACCGGTATTGTGTTCATTCTCATCTCTAACACATTGCGTAACTTTGCTTCCGCACTATTACGTTGTTGTAGTGTTGCACTTAGGTATGATTTTGCTTGTCGCAAATCCTCCAATAACTTTGCATTCACTGCTTCCACATGCGCAACGTACTCTGCCATCTGCATGAAATCCTCTTTTGTTAATTTCTCTAAATCTAATTGTTGTTCCATTGTATATATTTATATATTTAGTTATCTATCTAATTGATATTATGTATTTCCCTTTAGCAGTTGCTACATTACTCAACCTCATCATACATCCATAACGTGCTGCATCAATAAGATGGTCCAACCCACCTTCCGGTTTATCCGTTACCTGTTGGTGTTTATCTACTCCCCATTGGTATGAATAAAACTCATTCACTAAGTTGTTGCATGTTTTAGGTATGTTGATTGTGTAGTTCTGCATCACCTGTATTCCAAAGTTAATTGAATCCTTTCCCTTTATCACAGGTTTCGCATTAAACCCTGCTCTATATAATTCCTCTATTAAACGTGGTTCACTGCTATCACACCATATCTCCTCTCTCCCACTAACACAACTACCAAAGTGTTTTATTAAATCATCGGTTACCATTCCCTTCTCATATAGTGTTTCAACTAAGTAGATATCTTTCTCACCACCTTTCCATATCCCCACCATTGCGGAAGGGTCATTGGAGTAACCCGCATCAAATCCCCAACATATAAATTGTGCATCATCAGGTACCCACTCAACTAAATTAAATTGGAACACTGCTCTCTCATTGGTAGTGAATTCACCTAACCCATAAGTTTTCCATGCTTTAGGGTTTGTTTGTTTTAACTCCTCAATTGCTCTTACAATGGTTCTCTCTAAGTAAGGGTTATCTTTATATGTGGTGAAGTATGATGTTGCATCCAATGAACGTATCCAATGGAATGGTGATATTGTTGGGTTAAGGGAGAGTATTACCTTCTTCGTTGTACGGATTTGTAGCTGAAAATAACTCTCACTATCTATCTCATTTGCTTCCTCCAACCACAATATTGAGCTTTTCAATCCTCTCAGCTTCTCACTATCATCGGTGCTTATAAATTGGATGGTACTCCCGTTCCAAAATGTGTACACCCTATCCGTTATGTTGAAGGAGTTCTCATCCCATATCCCCAACGATATCATCACATCTTTATAATCTTTTAATATCGTTCTTTTGAGTGAAGGTATCGTTTTACGCACTATCGTTACCTCCTCCTTATCAGTTAAACATTGTACGATACACCATTGTAGTAGAGCATAACTCTTACCACTACGTGTCCCACCATAGTGTATTGTTACCCTATTGGTACTATCGTTTTGATTACCATACGTTTTCGTTGTGTTAATCTCTAGGTTCATCTACTACCTTTTGTTGTATGTTTACTGATATCTGCTGAATCTTTTGGTTTATCTCACCACTCATCTCCGTCCTACTTAATTTAGGTAATGAGTACTCTAACAACTTAAATGCTAACTCCAATGCTTTCGCAGGGTCTTTCTTCTTTATCTCCTCCAAATCCTTATTGATGGTGGATAACACATTGTTTGTGGCACGTGCAATCGTTAGCTTCATCTCCTCCGTACTTCGGTTGATTGCTCCTGCGGGTCTCCCTGCTCTATTAATTCGTTTATCTCCTTTAGTGAATGCCATTGGTTGTATTTGTTTGTATTTAACAATGTTTCTATATATCTAACACCTTACCACCACTTTGTATTTATCGTTGAATCCTGAGGAGATATGCTACGTCTACGGATGAGTGTGTGTACTTCATCCCATAGTGGTTTAGGTCCTTCCCAGTTCTTATCCAATATCTCAACGATGTTTGGTAATTCGGTTTGTTTGGGGTATGGCAATTGAGGTAGTTTTAATTTACCTTTGTATTCCTTATCCATAAAATAAAAATAGCGGAACTGTCCACCCACTACTCTATATAAAGGTGTGCCATATATTCCTTCTAATGTTTCTCTCTTAACGTTTGGTAATCCCTTTGAATGTAATGTTAGGGAATGTATCATCTCTCCTTCTTTGGTTACCCATATACCACCTGTCCGATTGTAACCTGTATATATCCAATTGGTTGCTTGGTATTGTGTACCTACGTGTCCTGCTGCTCCGTTTGCGAATGTAACTAACCATTTAATATGTGGTAGGTTTTCTCTTATCCACTTAAATGTCATACCCCATACCTTACTCTCCGAGTTGTGTGGTAAATCATCTGCTAACCAATTGCGGTTTACTTCTAACCATTCATGCGGTTGTGTACCTTCTACCCACTTTTGTGTTTCTCTTATTGATACTCCCTTACCTAATTGTATGATTCCTTTTATCTCACCATCTATCCAAACACCTAATGAATGTTTTGTTCCGGTGCATACCTTATGTGTGTAGTGATTTCTCTTTATGTATTCGTTTGCTAACTTCCTGCCAATTTCCTTTATCTCCATTACCTAAAAGGATTTTGTTTTGTATTCTTTATGTGTTGCTTCACCTTCTTCACATTGAGAAAGGATGTGCTCTTTGATATCCCTATCTCTTTTGATAACCTATCTAATGTCATCGTATCATCAAAAAAATATAGTTCTGCTAATTTTGCTGAACTCCACATCTTTGTTCTTTGTAGTTGTTGTATCTCCTTAACTACTTCATCGTATGTTTGTTGTATGCTCCTATCTAAATCTTCATCATATTGTGTATCTACTTCATCATAGGTGTCCGAAATCGTTTCCAATTTGTTTTGTGCTTTAATGTAGTTTATGAATCGTGATTTGAGGAATGAGTGAAGGTACATCATATTGAATCCATCTTCACCCCACCATATATTTGGATTACCTCTCTCTGCTATGTAAAGGTATAACTCACCAACTAACTCTCTTGCGGTTTCTCTACTCTTACAAAAGTTATAAGCACTCTTTAATAACCACACATGTTTGGTTCTTGCTAATATATCTAAACGGCGATTGTTTTCTACCTGTAATGATTTAACATCCATTAAACTCTTTGTGAAATGAAATTGTTTATATCTTCCACACACTTCGCCCATAATCCTCCTGCTGATTTACATCCACATGGTTGGTTTTCTTTTTGTCCTCTAATGCGTGTACATCTTTCCCACATTATACCCATTTGATGCTCAGGTAAATAAGCACCTATTGCTTTCATTTCGTCTACCATCACCACAAATTCCTCATTGGTGAATGGTGAGTATTTTAATTCACTCATAATTAATATAATTTTATTTCGTTACATCTTCCATCGTAGTTTGGATTTGTTAATCGGTTTAACCATTGTTTCCTTTCACAACAACCACAACTATCTTTCTTAAACACTTTCTTTGATATCCAAAGTGCAATAGCTTCTCCCTTTCCTAATGTGAATACCTCTATCAAAAACTCTAACCAACTTCCTAATTGGATTGAGTATTTGAAACGATACCATTTGATTCTTAAATGAGTTATCATTTGAAGTTTGGTTACTCCCATAAATGAAGTTGCTCCTTCATTCTTCTCCATACCCAATATGTTTTTCTTATTTCTTTTTGTTTGCATGATAGTGTATTAAGTTTTCTCTGCGTGTAACTATCTCTAAGTTATCTATGTGATTGTTGTGTTTATTCAAATCTTTATGATTCACCTCCAACCCCTGCTGAATATTTCCTATAAAATGTTCTGCAACCAAACGATGCACCCTTCTCCAATGTCTTACTCGTTCACCATTAACTACATCATATAACCCTACATATAAATATCCTGATGGGTGGATGCGTGGGCGTAGTATCCTCATTACCCCATCTTTGTTGTGTCTCTTTGATTTAACAGTTGTATATACCACACCAGTATTACTGATGTGATATCCTGCAACTTCTTTAATCGGTAATATTACTTCACCCATATTAATTAAGTTTTGTTTTATTTGATTTCTTTACGTTTCCGTTTGAATGCTCTACGTTGTAAACGATAGATGCTTTCTTCTCTGCTTCCAATTTAGTTAGGAATGCTTCAACTTCAGCTGCCATATCAGTTTCCAACTTTTGTTTCTTAAGGTACTGCTCATAAGCTTCCTTTCTTTCTTTCGTCCAATGTGTTGTATCCATTTCAACCATACCTGATTCAATTGAGTTGATGTACTCCTTAACATTGTTTTCAACTACTAATGATTTCTTTAACGTTTCAACCTTAGTTAGTTTCTCACAATCTCTTTGAAATGCACTTAATGCTTTCCATTGTTTGAATGTTAATTCCTTTTGTTGTTTTGCGGTTTGGATAATTGATTTAACGAAATCATATCTATCGTCCCCTATATCGTCTGATAGGTTATTTAGATACTCCTCACACTTATCTATTTGTGCGATTAATTCGGTTGCAGTTAAATCGTTAAACTGATTTTGAAGTATTTCCTGATACTCCTCGTTACTAATGTACTTTGCCATAAAATATAATTTTTGTTTTAATAATGTAAAGATACGAAAAACTACTGAAACTACCAAACATATATACAATTATTTTTGAAAATAAAAAACCCCCGATGCTGCGAATCACCGGGGGAACATTGAGGATTATGACAAACCCCAACTATTATGAGTAAACAATTCCTAATTAAAAAATGAGGGGAGAGTTTATTAACAAAATTAAAATCATAAAACCTATTCCTCTCCCCAACATTTAATCATTTTTATTTAACCTAACATCATCCACTTCTTTGGAGAATGTTTTGAAATATCTTATCTTACCTTCATCCTGCGCTTTTTTACATGCAGGGTATATAACATCCTGAAACCCTAAGTAATACGCCTGTTTCTCACTCCATGCTTTTATCTCAAATGGTGGAAACTCTTTGTTACCCTTATCCGTTTCTACTACGAACCTCAACTTATATACAAATGAGTTAGGGTCTGCGTTTATAAGGTTACGGGTTTCTATCTCTATCTCCTTATGTGCTTCATCACCTAATGAATTCCATAGTGCCTGAAACCTTCTCTCAACGGATACCACTCTCTCCTCTAATTCTTT